CAATGATAATCTCGATCGACGAGAAGACAGGCGCGGAGAAGCTCGCACCCCACGACTACATGGTCGAGGCCAACGACATCGAGGAAGCCATCTCGGGCTTCAAGAGCGAAATCAACCTTATGGTTGACTACAAGATCGCCGGGGTAACAGAGACGCCCATCATGGACGTGTTCCCGGTCAAGCTATCAAACGGAAAATAAACCATAGTTAATCACCCTTTAAAACCCATTCAGAAATGGCACGAAAGAAAAAGACAATCATCAGCGGTATCACCCGCGAGGAGATGGAAGAAGCGATGCACGTCTATGCCGTGGCCGACGCCAAGCAACGCGCCCTGACCGCCGAGATGGACGGCAAGCTCTCAGCCATCCGCGAGAAGTATGCACAGCAGCTCGCCGACCTCGACACCGAGAAAGATGAGGCATTCGAGCGCTTGCAGGCATTCGCCACCGAGAACCGCGAGGAGCAATTCAGCAAGCGCAAGAGCATGGAGACCACGCACGGCACCATCGGGTTCCGCATCGGCAACCCGCAGCTCAAGCCCGGTAAGGGAATGACGTGGGCGGGGATCCTCGAACTGCTCAAGCTGCAAGGCACAGCCTACATCCGCACCGTGGAGGAGGTTGCCAAGGACAAACTTCTCGCCGAGCGCGAGCTTGAGGAATGCCAGGAAGTGATGGAAGCCTGTCACATCACGGTGGTTCAGAAAGAGACCTTCTATGTAGAGCCGAAAACCGAGGGCTAAAGATATGGAAAAGCGCACAGAGTTCACCCGGAACACCATAGAGGTGTGCCGCAACTGCAAGGCCGAGGGCAAGGTAGAGGTCGAGAGCCTCAACGGCGGCCACAAAGTAAAATGCCCCATCTGCGGCGGCTCGGGATTAGTGAGAAAACACATCGAGGGTTCGGTAACCGTCGAGCCATACGAAAAGGCCGGAAACGCATGAAAGCAGAGACGCCCGCCGCAGGATTTGACCATACGACGAGCGACACCGTGGAACGTGTTGCAAAGATAGTGGTTAAATTCCTAACATGGCGACAAAACCTCACAAAAATACACTCTTGCGCATACAACACGTCTGCGACATCACCCGGCAACACTACGAGAGGGGGAACCTCGCGAAGTGCTACAAGCAGGTGTGGAGGCATTATGTGTTCCCGGTTTACCCCATGTGTTACCACACATTCCTCAGTTATCTGAGGCGCGGGCTCGAGGGCTACAAGGAGCCACAGGACGAGCAGCCATCACTCTTTGACGACATAGACTAAGGCGATACCGCCCGCAGACGACAGAAGCTGCGGGCGGTGTTGCGTCTATACCATCTCCTCGCCGAAGGCGTCGGCGAAGATGTCGCCCGTGTCGAGGGTGACGTTGTGTGGCGTGAGGATATAGCCGTTGTCGATGGTTGCTGAGCAATCGACGCAGTGGGTAGTCCACTCCTCCAAGTCCTCGCATACCTGCTCGTGGTTGTGGTCGGTGGAGGAGCCGGAATAACGGAACCGGGAAAAGCTGCGTCCCTGGGCGTCGGCGGCGCCGCCGAAATTGACGAAAGCGGCCTTTATGGCACGGATCAGCCGGAACCGGTGGAGGGCTTCATCCCGATAAGGGGTGTCGGTCTGCGCGAGGGTGGCGGTTACGATATGGAGGCGGATGACCATATTACCATGTACGGCGTTGCGTCCAAGCTCGCCCCAAGTGACGGGATAGAACTCGATGAAGACGGCGGGGGGCTTGAGGGGTCGCAGCTGCGTGAGTCGCGTGGTGTTCTCGTTCCACAGGCCGACGTGGTTGATGGCCGGGGAGCCGGGTAATTTTGCGATTGTGGCGCTTTCGGGTCGGCAGTAGATAAATTCCTTATCCACGAGGCGAACACGCGACAGGCGGGCCTCTATGTCGCTGAAAAGGCGTAATCTCATCTTCTGTTGAAATTATCCGCGAGTCTTTGGGAGAACTCTTGGAGGTTTTTATAAACGATGTCGCCGAGGGCCTGCTGCACCTTCTCGTGGTCGCCGATGAACTGACGCTGCGGCATGGACATTCGCCGGGAATGGGAACGGACGGTGCAGGTGTTCCCTGTCTTACGATTGGTGCGGGAATGGGCTCGGACGGTGACGGAGAAATTGCCGCCCTCGTTATGGAGCGCGGTGTAAGGGAAATTGGAAGTAAAGACGACGGCCATACCGCGCACCATAGAGCGGATTGAGCGGCGCATGGCACCCGTTACGATGAGGATAGATCCGGCTCCTCGCCTGTTGACCTTGCTTACCTTGGTGGCGACCCACTTTTGGCCAAAGAAGCCCTGCTCACGGAAATTGTTGTTGAACATCTCCGTGAGCTTGACGCGGGCGTCGCGCAGGATTTCGTCGTAAATATTCCGGGGCATCAGTCGGCGAGATTGCCGAAAAGGAGGCAAATGAGGCCGAGCTTGACCTGCATACGCTCTGCCTTGTCCTCTATCTTCGAGAAGTCGATTTTTGAAGGCGCGGCCTTTATCTGCTCCCAAATCTCGGGAGTGAGCTCCTCGCCGAGACAGAGGAGCGCAGCAGCGACGTCAGTTTGAGAGAACTCGGCGGTGATTGTAATTTTTTCGTCCATTGTGTTGAAAAATTGGGTTTTGAGTTTGTTATAAAAGAAAAAGTTATTAACTTTGCAATCCCATAGGTCGCCTCTGTGGGTCACTTCGGTGAGGAGGCGACTTGCCCGCGCTGCGGGCTTTTTTTATGCCTATATGTCATGTCGGCGGATTTCGATTGAGCCGTCATCCTTTCGGATCACGCAGACGACATGGCGCACACAAACGTGAGAGGTCTGCTTTTTCAGCCAACGAGCGCCGACGGTAATCTTGCTCGGGTGATACATCGAGCCGTCGTGGAAATAGAGGCAGACGGTATCAGCGGGGACTCTGACATCGGAACGGGCATTGTAGCGGGCGAGCTGCCTGTTCTTGGCCTTGAGGTGAGAGCCGTAATGCTGTTTTTTCTTCGTAACCGACCGAATATCCATCATCACGCCGTCGAGCTGCATATCAAGAGCCGGGAGAGTCTGCTTCGCCTTGCGCTTGCTCTCGTCGCACAGCACCGCGATATGGCCGCTTTGGAAAAGAAGCCTCTGCACCTCATTCTCCAAGTCTGCGCCTGTCATACCCCACCGCAGCACCTCGGAGTTATTAGAGGTTGTATTATGGCCGACATGGGTAGCCGAGAGGCCCCCGGAGATGGGATCATATTCCACGCCTCTGTATTTGCTATCTTTGGAGAGGCGGTCGTACAACCGTTTGGCCTCAGCCTTTCGTGCCTGTTCGCTAACAACCCGGCAGACGCGGCACTTCTCGCGCTTGGGATCATAGGCGAGAGTCAGACCGCCTCCGCAGTTGCCGCAGCCTTTGGGAAGATAGGGATGCTTCTTTGGAAAAATCGTCATCTCCTGTCCGGCGTTGTAGCGGAAGATCCGGGACTTCGGGTCGTCGGTGCAAGCGTCGCCCGCCGCCTTGGCAACGGCAGGGTCGGACATGGGGTAATCATCGCGCAGCACTTGCTCGACGGTGCAACGGCAGTTCCACCCGTTGGGCGGGAGATAGAACTTCCAGAACTCGTCGGAAGGAGGGAGCGTGGTGTTGTCGAGGGCGGCGTGCTCGGAGCGGACGCGCTCATCTCCGGCGGTGCGGTACTGCAGGTTGTAGCGGTCGCCGTCGGCCATAAAGTCGTGCCACTTGACGGCCATCTGCGAGGTGTGGAGCGCGTGGTTGTATTCGGCATAAAGATAGTTTGTGTTATACTTTTTGTCGATGGCCTCCACATCGCGCCGGAACACCTCAAAAGATTTAACCTTGCCATCGGCATCTGTCAGCGCAAGACCGACCTCGGAGAGTGAATGGTAAGTCTTGAAGCCGGAGAAGATGAATGTGTTGTTTTGCAACGCGGCGGTGAGCTCCGGGGGCGTCTCGGTCTTAATGGCCGTGTCGATGGCGCCGTTGAGGGCGTTGTAGGTTTCCTCGATAAGCGGAGCGACCTCGGGGTCGGCCAACATCTCGGGAGAGAAACCGCCCTTTGCAAAGACCTCGCGCACGGCGCGGTCGAAGACCTCACGGTTGAAGGGGACGCGCCCGACATTGCCTCCCGCGAGGGCAAGCAGATCCGGCCTGTATAAGTCGGAAACGGCAAGGTTGAAAAGGCGGTAATTGTCGGCTTTCTTCTTTGGGCTTTCGCGGGGCTTGGAGTCAGTATTGCCGGACTCCTCACCCCCTACTCGAAAAAACCGCCGGAGGACTGCTTGACACCGTTGATAGGTATCTTATATTTATCGACGAAATACTGTGGGTCGATGTCGAAATATTGAAGCAGGACGCGCTCAAGCTCGCGCTGCTCAGCGGGCGAGTATGAGGCGGCGTCGTCCCACTTGAAGGTAAGCCCCGCAAGAGGGAACCCGAGACGGATCATTTTTGGAATAAGGTCGTCGTTCACCACATACTCAATGAGACGGGCGTCAGCGGCACATATATTCTCAAACACTTCAAGGTGTGTCTCGGACTGCGACTGAGAGGAACCGTTGTCGATTGTCATTGTCTGACCGAGGACGCCCTTGGACATCTCGGAGTTGGCGCGGTCAATTCGGCGGTCATAGACGTTATAAGCGTCGCCGCGAGAAGACTCCTTGATTTCGATGGTGGTGCCCTCCGGGAACAGCGCCCATCCGGCTGCACCCATCTCCTCGAGCATGACCTCTATCTGCTTTCGGTCGGCGGGGTTCTGCGAGGTGGTGGTTCCGACGCGCATTGGCATACCGAAAATCTCGCCGAACACGTCCCAATAGGTTGTCATGTTCTTTTTGGCGAGGGCCTGCGGGGCGCACTTGAGGAGTAGCCCGAGATCGTGGGAGTCGCCAACTTCGACACACCAATCGGCCAAGGCGCCCTCGCGATAGGGAATGCCCTGGTCGGGCGAATCGGAGCGGTCGCGGAGGAGCACGCCATATTCCGGGCAGACGTGCTCGCGGGGGACGAGCTCCACGTCCGAGAACTTCATCACTCCGTTTGCGTCGATGATGACGTCGTCCAACTGAATGAGGGAGTGCCCCCAACCGATAGACTCAAGGGCGCGGAGAAGAAAATGATGGAACCACTTGCTCTTAAATATTTTTAGAGTTTCCTTGTCCTCTTTGCCGTTTTTGTCTACAATGACAAAAGCCTTGAGGAGCGTTTTGTGATAACGCTGGACAAAACAGCCCGTGAGGTGCAAATCGACGAGGGTGTCGGTATAAATGGAGTAAAGGGCACCGCGTTTTGGATTTTCAATGTTGAGCGCCATAGCCCAGGCGCGGCGCCACCGGGCGACGTCCTGCTTTGTGAGCGACTGCGTCTGCTGATTGAGCATCATAACGAGGCTCTTGCGCTTACGCATGGAGCCGCCACCCTTTGCGGCGTTATTCTCGCGGGCGGCGAGACGTATGGACTCTACGGTTTTCAGTTGAGAGGGGTATCTTTTACTTGCCATTCAATGCTTGATTTTATTGTCGATGATTTTGGAGTAGTCCTCGGCGGTAAGGCCTGAGAGAGCGGCAGTGATATTTGTCTTGTATGTCGCGCCGCCGTCCTGTGGAGCGACAGCCGAAGATTTCAGAGCGTTTATAATACCGTCGATTCTCGCTTTGCACTTGTTGAGCTGTGTTTGCAGTTCGGTGGCGTTGGCGGTGGTTTCTGAGCCGCTGTTCCAAGTGGAGAGGCCCTTTTTAAGTTCGAGAGTGGTTCCGTCGATGTCGAGCTTGAGATTGTCGGCGGTAAGCGTTACGGATCCCTTCTGCGTTTTCAGCACCACGGAATTATCCTCGACGGTTGCCTCCGTGTTTCCAATGGTGAGGATGGCCTTAGTCAGTTCCGTTGTCAGCACCACGACGGCCACGGCGGGATTGATGAACCCCACCACAACGTCGGAGCCAACGGCGGGGAACGACACCACACCAATCTCCTGCTCCTGGTTGCCCTGCAGATTGACGCCAAGAATCTGCGCCCCCTCGTTGATTGGGGTGCAGTCGATAGTCCGCGCCTTTTCGTCAACGGCGTCCACAGTGCAGACCGTCAGATACATTTCAGAACCCGCGAGAGCGAGCTGTTTTATGGCGTTCTGTATATTCATTCAGCAGCCCTCGCGCCGAGGGTTATGTCTTGCCGGAAGCCGGAGCTTCCATAGGTGATTGTATTTTTAGCGACTTGATATTTGCCCTTGCGCTCGCCGTCGACCTTGATGCCGATGACGTCGAGCACATCGAGCAGCACGTGACCGAAAGTCTGAAAAGACCCAGTCAAGCCATCGCGTTTCAATCGCTCCAACTCCTGCTCCCCCCACGCCTTCGCCTCGGCCTCGGTTTTGCCATAGCAGTGCAGAGTCCGCTTTTCGCCGTCGGCGTCGCCCACCTCGACCTTTATCTTCTTTTTATTGTCGGGCTGGAGACTGACAACTTTCAGCTTAATCTTTACGTCCTCGGCCTTCTGCTCGTCGAGACTGCTGTCTGAAATGATGTTGATCCCGGTGGCGAAAACCTGCCGCATCTCGTTGCCGTGGTCGAAAAGGACACCGCAATAAAGCACGGGCTTATTGTCCTCGATACGGAAGAAGGTGCGGATATTGTTTTCCTTGAGATGGGCGAGCAGCTCGGCGACCGTTTCAAAATTGGCGCGATACTGCCCGATGTTCTGCTCGCCGAGCACCTTTATGTCGTAAGGCAGATTCTGGTCTTTAAGCAGCGTCTGAATATCGACGTTTTTATATGACTTCTTGACGCAGGGAGTCTGTTTTAGCATAAACATCTCATCCTCGCAAAAAATCTCGATGGGAGCCTTGAACCCCTTGCGGAGCACATAGCCGGAGAAAGCGAGCTGCAGGTTATCATCATAGCCGAGCCACACGGAGATTTTGTCGCCGCGCCGGATCGGGTTGGAAGTTTCGCCCTGCCATTTCACCTTTCGGGGGAGAGTGAGCTTGCAGGTAGTGGTGAGGGCGTCGCTGTCGCGCACGATCTCGCAAGCGGTTATCTTCTCGAAGACCCACTTTTTCTCGCCTGTAATTTCAATTCTCGCCGAAAGTTTTAACATCGTTCAAACGCTGATTAAACAAGGTTTTAATGGAGACTGAATATCGGCTACACTCGGCATAATCAAAATAAATTTTGCTTCTGCGCTCGTTTGCACGATATTTAGCAGTTACCAATCCCAACCGTTCTTTTTCATGGAGGAGTAGCGGATAGGATTGCCGCCGAGACCGCTGTCGGGGTCTCCCCCGGCGGGATATTCGGGAAAGTCGGGAGTGAAGTTCCCCTTCTGAATATCCTTGAGGCGGGCAATGGCATTGTCGTAAAGAGTCTGCCGCATCTCGCCGCCCACCATGCCGGGCAACCATTGCCCGAGCCACCACAGGGCTATGCAGACGGTGAGCTGCACGAGGAGGGGGTTACGCTCGATGTCGGACTTTGAGAAAGCGGTGTCGATGTCATAGCGGGTGCGGACATATCCGGCGACCTCCTCCATAGCTGTGCGCTCGGCCTGCTGCCGGATCTCGTCGGAGGACTGGCAGATGATTTCGAGGTCGGCGGGACAGGTAACGACGCGGTAATCGTCGGTTGAAAGAAAAGCCATAGCGGAGGGGATCAGAGGGTTTGGTAAATAGCCTTGGCCTCGATGTCGGCGGCGGTAACTCCCCGGCGATACATACCCTCGCGGACGAGCTTCTTAATGTGCTGCTTGCTGACGACGATGGGACGGCGGTTGAGGACGATAACGAGTTGCTTCTGCCCGGAGAGGGCACGGCGGCGGTCGGCCTCACGGCGGCAATGGCGGAGGCGGCAGTCGAAGATGACCGCACGGAAATAGGCTTTGATGTTTTTGAAAATGCTCATATTACCAAGAAGATTTAGGCGACTTTCGTCTGCCGTATGATGGTTTGAAAGTTTGCTGACGTGTGAGATTCTGAAGAATGAAGATGGCACCCTCGTCGGCGTCAGGGCCGTCGTCGTGTCCTGTCATGCCTCGCTCGCAGGAGAGAGTCTGGTCGATGCCGACACGCATATCGGGGTCGTTTTTCATGCGCTCGTTATAGAAGACGTGGCCGTGCTCCCACAGCGGGGAAATAGCCTCGATACGCTGAAACTTGTCGGGCTTCTTGCGCTTGTCGCCAAAGATGGGAAGCTGATAGCCGCGCACATTGCCCTCGCGGACAAACTCGTCGAGGAGGATCTGCTGCAGGAAGTTTGCCTCTATATAATAGGAGCAGACAGCATTGGCGGCGGTGATCTTCTCGTGGAGATCATAGAACCACCCGACCATTTCGGCGACCGAGCACTGACGGACAAAGGCGGCGAGGCAATGGAGGTCAGTCCCGGTCTTGCCCCATAGCTTGATGGCCTTGTAGTCGTTTCGGGTGGTAGACTTAAAGGAGGGGTCGCAGTAGCATACGAGATAGTCGTAGCGGGCGAGCGGGAGCGGGCGGCAATATCGGATCCAATCGTTACGGAAGATGGAGCCCTCGGTTATTGGGTTGTTCATCATCTCGCGTTGGAAGGAGATATAACCCATGAAAGCCTCCTGCTTGCGTATCTCCTCAATCGACCACTTAGCTGCCCACGAGGGTTTGCCGTTGCGGTCGATGGCATTGACCTTGGAAACGACCACGCCCTCGGAGGCCATGAAATTAGCGAGAACGGAGTTTTTGCCGATGAGGTTGCCGACCATGACGAAGCGGCCACGGCCACCGTCGAGAGTGCCGAAAAGCGCCTCCTTGACCCACTTGGTGAGCCGGGCGACACGGTCGGGATTATTTACAAGCTCGTCGTCGTCAAGGTCATCAATCACGACATAGTCGGGGCGATAGCGCTTATATCGGAGGCCACGCGGGGACTGCCCGCGACCCCGGGCAAAGAAAGCCTTACCGTCGGCGGTGACGAACTTGCCCGTCTCCCACGATCCGACGACCTTCTGTGTTCCGAAGTCGGAGATATATCGTTGGTTGAACTCGAACTCGGCCTGAATGTCGCCAAGGAGGGTCTCGGCGTTTTCCTTGCTTTTGCCGACAAGTACCATGAGGTGGAGCTTGCGGAGCGCCTTCAGATAGAGAGGGATGCCGACATCGAAATGGACAGACTTGGCGTGGCCACGCGCCCACCGGGCGGCATACTGAATATTGTCGTGGTCGCGGAGAGTGTGTGCCGCCTTGATCTGAAAGGGAGCGCAGTCGGTATGCTTCCCGGTTTCCTCGTCGTCGCAATAGTGCGCAAGATAGTAATTGAAGAAACGGCCATAATCAGCGAGGAGCCACGCAATACGCTTCTCCTTCTGCGCGGGTGTCTCCTTGACGGCGACGACCGAGCGGGTCTGCACCGTCTCACACCATTGTTTCCATTCCTCAATCGCTTCCTTGCGATCTTTTGCCGTGTGTCGAGCCATAAGCGGAAATTAAGCGAACTTGCTCCCGAGGAGCTCAAGGATATACTTGTTCTGATACTTGTTGACCATCTTTCGGAACTCCGCTGTGATAGCGGGGTCAGTCTCGGCCTGGTACTCGAGCCAACGGCCAAAGGCCATGAAGCACTCGATGAAGTCAACGACGGAGGCCTCCTTGTCGAGCTTTGAGATAGTAGCCGAGAGCTTGGCGATCTGATCGGAAAGGCCACCGACATCCTTTAGGTCGGCCTCGCCGAGCTTGACGGCCAACTTATTAAGAGAGCGGAGAACGTTGTTGACGACCTCCTTTCGGGTAAGGGTCTGCGCTGTTCGCTTTTCGCCCCAGCAACCATCCTTGACCCATTTGCCGACGGTATTGGCGGAGACACCGACCTTTTCGGCGATGGAATTTTGCGGCATACCCTGCATGAAAAGGGCCTCCGCAAATTCCTTTTTATCTGATGAAACCTTGTTTGCCATTCATAATGCAATGATGTTTGGGGTTGGGTTTAAGTTATTTTTCGAGTGCAAAATTGCCACAAAAGCGCGGGGCGAAAAAATAGAGTGTAAAGTTTTCACACTCTGTTTTGCAGGGGGTTAAACAATTCGGAATTTTGCGGCGTGAACGACATCGCGGAGTAGAGCAGACAGGTAGCTCGCGAGGTTCATTCCCTCGAGGTCGCGGGTTCGACTCCCGCCTCCGCCACAACCCCCTTTTGCGACCCGTCGGCGCGGCGGCACAGGGTTCTCACAATGTGAAGTGCCAAACAGCCGCGCCGACATTTTTTCTGACATCACAGCAATATGAAAGAAGCGATCATATCAACGGAGCGAGTCAACAGCTACGGCTCGCGAGTAATAACGGCGGGGATAGACTACTCGCAATATGAGAAGAACCCCGTGCTGCTCTATATGCACCGACGCGGGCGCAAAGAGGATATGCCGATCGGCATAATGACGAATATCCGGGAGGAGAACGGCATACTCTACGGCACCCCGAAATTTGACGACGACACGGAAGACGAGCGCAACATCTCGAAGAAGTGAGATCGCGGGACACTGCGAATGCTGAGCGCCGGGCTCGACGTGCTCGAATGGAGCGAGGCGCCGGAGATGCTGATGGCCGGGCAGACGCGCCCGACCGTAACCAAGAGTAAGCTGATAGAGGTATCGGTGGTAGACATCGGCTCGAATGATGACGCGCTGCAGGTCGGCCTCTATCACGACGGAAAGCTGCTGACGCTTGCCGCCGGAGAGGAAAGCGACCATCTGCCCCTGCTATCGAAAGGCGGGGAGCCGGAGAAAGAGAGCGCACCGACAACAGACGAACAAACCCCAAATAACAATTCAAACAACAACATGGAAAAAATCCTCTTGAAACTCGGACTCGCGCCCGGCGCGACCGAAGACGAGGCAGTAGCCGCAATCGGCAGACTGCAGGAAGAAAAGGACACAATGAGGCTCGCCCGCATCACCGACTCGGTGGAGACAGCCATCAAGGATCGCCGCATCACCGCCGACAAGAAAGAGAAATATCTCAACCTCGGCAAGCAGATAGGGCTCGACGGCCTCAATGCACTCTTCGCCGACATGACACCCGCTCAGAAGCCCCTCGACCTCGTGAAGCCCGCCGGAGGCGGCAACGGCAGCGCCGTCAATCTGACATGGGCGACCGCGACCGCAGATCAGCTCGCCGACCTCCGCGACAACAACCGCGAGGAATACGTGCGACTCTACAAGGAGCACTACGGCTTCGCGCCCGAGTTCTGAACCGACCGCAACAAACAACACCAACCAACAACAAAAGACGAATGAAAAGATTTCTTCTGGCCCTTATGGGCATGATTATCGGCCTGGCGACCACAAGCGTGATGGGCGCGACCCTCGGCGTTGTCGTGGGCGCCACTCCCGCCGCAGGAGCCCTCGCCCTTGACGGCATCGCCGTGGGCACGTCGCTCATGGGCGGGCTCGCCCCTACAGGCACACTCCGCGCCGGACTCTACCCCGAGGCGTGGACAGGCGAACTCATCAAGGCGTTTCGCGCCGCCGAAGCCGCAGTGGGATGGTATAACAAGATCCGCAGCTACGACCAATATGTGGAAAAGGACATCTTCCACATGGTAGACATCGGCGCCGACCCCGAGGTGCTTGTGAACAACACGACCTATCCCCTCGAGACCGAGACGCTTGAGGACGGAGACGTTGCCGTGAAGCTCGACAAATTCCAGACGAAGCCGACCCGCGTAACCGATGATGAACTCCACGCCATTGGCTACGACAAGATGGCCTCGGTGGTGGAGCGCCACAAAGAGGCATTCTCGGAGACGAAATTCAGCCGCGCAATCCACTCGATCGCGCCCGCCGAGCACAAGACCAAGACTCCGGTTCTGCTCACCACGGGCGAAGTGGTGGACGACCGCAAGCGACTGACCCGCTCGGACATCATCGCGCTCAAGAAGGCATTCGACAAGGCGAAGATCCCCGCCGAGGGACGTATCCTCGTGCTCTGCGCCGACCATGTGGCCGACCTTTTGGAGCAGGATCAGAAGTTTGCCGCGCAGTATTACAACTATGAGAGCGGCGCCATCTCGCGTCTCTACGGCTTCGAGGTCTATGAGTTCAACGAGTGTCCCTACTTCAACACCACAACGAAGAAGAAGCTGGCCTACGGCGCCGTTCCCACGACGGCCGACCGTCAGAGCTCCGTGGCGTTCTCGCTCAAGCGCACCATGAAGGCCAACGGCTCGACCAAAACCTACCTGCAGGAAGCCGCGAGCAACCCCACTACGCAGGAGAACCTTTTCTCCATGCGCACCTACACGATATGTCTTCCCACCAAGACCGAGGGTCTGGGCGCCATTGTGAGCGCACCGAAAGCCGCCTAACCCGACGCTGAATGACAACACTCAAACGAGGAAGCCGGGGCGAGGAGGTTAAGCAACTGCAGAAGAAGCTCAACCTCGTGGCCGACGGAATATTCGGATGGCTCACCGAGGAGGCGGTCAGGGACTTTCAGAAGTCCAAGGGACTGACCTCCGACGGTGTGGTCGGGGCGAAGACGTGGGCGGCTCTCGGCGTGGCAAGCGCACAGAGCAAGCGCCGGATAACCGACATCATCATCCACTGCGCGGCTACCCCCGAAGGGAGCGACGTGAAGACGGCCACCATCAAGTCGTGGCACATCGCCGGGCGCAAGTGGAAGGACATCGGCTATCATTACGTCATCGAACTCGACGGCTCCATCCACGTCGGGCGCGACAAGTCAGTAACCGGCGCACACACCACCGGGCACAACGCCCACTCAATCTCGGTGTGCTACGTCGGCGGCTGCGCCAAGGACGGCAAGACGCCCAAGGACACGCGCACCCCGGCTCAGAAGGCCGCGATGGAGAGACTCGTGCGCGAGCTGCTACAGAAATATCCCGGCGCAAAAGTGCGCGGGCACCGCGACTACTCGCCCGACCTCAACGGCAACGGCACGGTGGAACGCTGTGAATGGATAAAGGCGTGCCCGAGCTTCGAGGTAAGCGACTGGCTCAAAGAAACAGGATTATATAAACTGACTGCCTAATGACTGAAACAATCCTTGCGGGAATAGTGGCGATCATCACCGCCCCGCTGTCGGCGCTGCTGACTGCGGTGTTCCTGCGCTCGAAGCACAAGGCCGAGGTAGACCAACTCCGCGCAGACGTACAGAAGACACTCTCGGACGTGCGGGGGCATGAGCTCGACAACGACAAGAAAGCGATCGAGATGATAATGGAGCTCGTGGTGGAGCCTCTGCGCAAGGATATGCTTCAGCTGCAGGAAAAAGTAGACACTCTGACCAATGCTATCGAGAAAATCAATTCTTGCCCTCACGCTGACAACTGCCCTGTTAGCCACGAGCTGCGCCGCACAAAAGAAAGCGGTGGAGGAAAGCCACACGGAGGCGCAATCGTCCGAGTCGCAACAGGCCAGGGAAGCGACCCTCCTTGACGCGGCCACCACCGCGAGGCTCGAGCGGATGGTGGAGGAGCAGATCCGTCGGCTATGGGAGACCACGACGACGACCGATGAGGCGACGGAGCGGGTGACGGAGATATTCGACACCACGCAACCGACCGACAGCGCCACCGGGACACCGCCGCTGCTGAGCCGCACGACCGAAAAGCGTGAGGCACGGCAGACAAGCGAGAGCCGGGAAAAGAGCGAGGCCACCTCCGCCGG